ATCAGCTGTCATTGCAGGGACAAGATTTTCCAAAGTCTGTCCTGCTACCAATGTAGCTCCATTGATTACCCTGGATGTGCTCAGAGCACCATCGTATTCGATAGAACCACTTGCATTTGCTATAATATCAATATCTTGTGTAATTGTTGCCGATCCGGCAGGTGATTCAATACAAGACATAGTTGCTTTAAAAGCAATCCCATAATCAGCAGTTACATATCTTCCGATATAAGCAACTCCACCAGCAACCAAACCAATTGCATCATCCGCAGCGGTTCCTACACAACCGAGTCCTGTTAGGTCAAATTTAATTTGTGTGATTATTACGCCGTCTTCGGTTCTGCGATATGTCTTAGGGGCTCCAATAGCTCCTGTTCCTATAGCACCTGCCCCGACTGAACCATCAATTAGAACAGCTGAAATATTAGCAACAAGCTCGTCTAAATTAGTTATAGCCATTATTTATTCTCCTTTCTTTATTCAATTTTAAATCAGTAATGGATGTCCCCAAGTTGTGAAGATAAGCATTCCTGCTGTATAAGTTGCTCCAGTTGAAGTACCACATGCCAAGTAATAATATTCATCTGCTGTTACAACTGGAACCAAATTTTGTATAGTGTTTCCTGCTGCCAGATCCCCACTGTTTCCACTAACATAAGCGGTTCCAGCGGCTGCATCTCCTTGGATAGTTCCTGAGGCATTTCGCACTACATTTATATCGGGATCTCCACCTGCGGGTACTTCAATACAAGAAAGTTCAGCTTTAAAGATGACACCATTTGTTGCAACAACATTTCTTCCGATTTTACAAGCAGTTGCGGTTGCTAATCCGATAGCGTCATTTGCAGTACCACCATCATATAACCCCGTTATATCAATTTTAACCTGAGTAATTATTACCCCGTCTTCTATTCGCCTATAAGTTCTTGGAGCACCAAAACCTGATGTCCCTATAGCTCCCGCACCGTGTTCTGCTGGCTGAAGAACAGCACCAATATTCGCCACCAATGTATCTAAATTTGTTACAGCCATTCTTAAGCTCCTAAATTTCCAAATCCACCCTTATACATATTACAGAAGGCACTGAACCTCATAAATACTTTGAAAAGTGCATTGTTTGTCAAGAAGTCATCACTTGAATCAAGAACAGGTTGTTGTTTCCATAAGATTCTAAAATCGTGATCGGGACTCATAAGGAACCATGCAGTTGAGGATGTCAAATACCTAGAGATAAACAGTTGATAATCATCTACCATGTTGTTTCCAGGGTTAATTGTGTTAAGATCTCTATTAGCAGAAGCAAGATTCATCATGTTCTTGGTCAGTTGACCTCCGGTAAACCTTAATTCCTTAGGTATAATAAGCATATTGGGTGTCATCATGATAGGGTTACCAGCTTCATCTACGAGTGCATCGTAGTACTCAAAACCTGCCTGTAGTGATGTTTCACTTAGAGCAGCTGCTGTTCCTTCATTTGTAATAGTATCTTCACTCTTAATAGTCGTATGAGAATCAAAAATAAACTGATCATCCCATGATTTATGAACTGTAAATCCTCTATTAAAAAGATCCCAAAATACGGTTTCCTTTTTTTGAGCTGCTGATTTCGCAAGTTTTGAGGGCATTTTCATAAATTGTCTTTGAAGATCGTCCTTCCACATTTCTTCTGTAATTTGAAAACCAAGTCCATATTTTGTGTAAAACCTTGTTACCTTATTTCCCTGTGCTGGTAAGTCAAACTCTACCCCTTGTCCTTCAAGAACTGTCTTGAGATCACCCAATGGGCTCAATTCACTTTCTGTATAATCGTTTCCTGGAGGGGCTGTTAAAATCTTAGCCACTTTATTATGTTCCGCAGGATAATCCCTATAACCATCGAAGAAGATTTTAGAGATATCACGATCTAAGTTGTTTCCAAAAATTTTCGTATTTGTAATCATCTCTTAAGCTCCTTGTCCTGATCTAAGGTTGAATTTAACATAAACCAAATTACCTGCTAAACCGTCTGTTTCACCTTCTACGAGGCCCAATAATTGAACCTGAACATTTCCAGTAGTTCCCGGAAGAACTGCCATTGCTCCTGATGTAAAAGTATTGATGTCACAAAAAGTATTTCTGTGTGTTGCGTCTGTGTATCCTGTGGTTACAGTTGGTACAATGAAAACCGCTGAATCACTTGATGGGTATACATTGATAACCGCATCTTGAGCAGCAGCATGAGATGCTACACCATGAATCGCTTCAGCAGCATCATCTGCTCTATCCACTTCTGTTTTATCAGAAGTAAGAACAAGAGCGTCGCCTTGCTTGACAGCTTCATTGGCATCTATTTGGATCATAGGATTGTGAATTCCATTATAATCCTTGACATATTTAAAATTATGTGCCATTTGTTATTTCTCCTTTTTTATCCGCTGAATTTTCTTTCCACTTCAGCAGAATTTCCACCCAAGGCATCAATTTCCGCCCTGGCCTGACTTTCGACAGCTTCGTTATTTCGAACCGATCTTGCGTCTATCGCATCCCGTCGAGCTTGATAAATCTCTATCGGGGTCTCTGTCAAGACTAACTCGATTACACCGTCTGCCATTACATAATGGGTTGAATCTTTTTCTTTTATTGATTTGCCAGTTTCATCAAATGATCCAAATGTTCTTATCTCTGGATCTAGACAAACCCTTCCACCATCATAAATCACTTGCTGGAGTTCATCTTGTCTCTTCCAAGCATAATGTAAATGAGGTTTCTTGTTTTCAACCCTTAACCTATTTGTAGCCGAAGCATAAGTTGCTTTCGGTTTGAATTTCATATGACTTGTCTTTATTGATGACAAGTCCAAAGTTTTTTCCACAATTGCTTTTGCTACTCGATATTTCTCTGCATTGTAAGGATTTAATTTCTTCATCTCTTCTGTGGTCAGTTTCAAAAACTGATTATCTTCATCAGAAAAGAAGATACTGTACCCCTTATTCTGATATTGTATCACATTTTCTATGGTATTGTCAATAGAGATAATCACTCTTTTAGGCATTTCTTCGTTTTTTATTAAATTAGGGCTAATGATTGTATCCTCTGTTTTGGATGTTTTAGAGTTATTTAACTCTTTGGTATTATTTTCTTCCATTATTTTTCTCCTTTATTTATAATCAATTCCGCAGTCAGGAAGCTGTCCTTCTCTCCACCACTGATAGACTCTTGCTTTGTCTTCTTTTTCTCCTCGTCCCTGATAGCCCATTTGTGCAGCATAAGCCCATACACCCACTGGAAGGATAAAAGCTTTTCCTTTCTGTCCTGGGACTTTCTTTGTCACCCCGGATTCGCTGTGTATAACAGGACCTGCTCCTGTATTATCTCCTCCTGCTGGAGGATTACCTTTAAGTTCAGCTAAAACTTCCTTCATTATTTCTTCTTTCATGGAAGCTCTTGTTTCTGATATATGTCTACTTGCTACAATATCAGCTGCTTCTTTAGCTGCTGCTGATGGATTTTGAACCTTTTTCTGTATTGACATCTGATTGAATGTTTCATCAATTTCTGGTCCATATTTCTTATAAGTCTCAGATCTTTCTGGATCTATTGCGAGTAATTGTTTGGACAGATTTGCATTAGTAAGCATTATTTGCTGTAATGCAGGTTCGATCTTTGCTTTGGCAAAAGCATCTAAACCATCTGATGGAGCATTGTAGAACTTATCATCAAATTCTTTCTTCGCTGCAACAGGATCTACTGGAGGTTGCTGAACTTGTTGTACTACAGGTTGCCTAAGATTCTCTCCCAAATTTTCCAGACCTTTTGTAAGAGCTGCTGTTGAATCGGCTTGGGTTTTTAAACCAGCCATTTGTTGCTGAAGAAGCTCATTCTGGTCCTTTAAGGCTTTAATTTCAGGTATATCTTTTATGGGTTCATTCTCATCTATAATCGGGATGTCAGGATCTCCTTCAAGGAAGAACAATTCTTCTTCATTTCCCTCGGTTTCGAAGACTCCTTCTAAAACAATTTCTCCTCCACCCGCATCATCAGCAGGGGTATATTTTATGAAACCAAATAACTCTCTATTCATCTTTTACCTCTTCATATGTTTCTTTAAAAATATCAGGCTTGCAAGGATAAAATTCTCCTTGAATTCCTTTGATTATGTAATCTCCTAACGATGCTTTCATATCTCCTTCTAAAGTGTGTATTACTATTTCATTTGTTAAAAGATCAACACCGTTATCCATTTCACCTGTAAAATCATAGATTTTAAGAAGTGTTTTTGGAGTGCTATCAATAAACTGTTCCGCTTCAATAACAACAGGTTTCTTCCTATATTTACTCATTTTTATAATCCTCCAATACTTCGTCTATTCTATTTTCTATTTTCCTATAAGCAGAAAGTTGTCCCTGTAATCTATAGACATCTTCTATTTTTGTTGCTTTTTCGAGGTTGTTCCAGACTTGAACTTTCTGAACATATACAAGTTCTCTCCACCCTTTTAAGAATCCATTATCAGCTCCTGCCAATATAGATTCAACAAATTGTACACTCAACTCTCTTCGTTTTGCAATCTTTTTTATTTTATTGTCCACCGAATTGTCCTCCTAATTGTCCTTGTTGTTTCATTTGTTTCTTTGCAAACTCTAATTTTTCATCTTTCATGTTTTCAAGAGCTGTTGTCATAAACTCAAGATTCTTAATATATGGCAGATACGCTCTTCTATCATCTTCACCAAAGAATTTCATAATGTCATCCAGCATCTTTGTTCCACCGATGTAGAATTTCATAGCTGCTTCTTTTGCTTCTGGTGGTAATTGAACTTGTGGATTGAAAATCATAGCTGCTAATTGGATTAACTTCTCTCCACCCATTGAATAAAGCTGGAACAAGGTAAGGATAGATTGTCTCCTTACGTCTTCTGTTTTCTCAGCTTGTGTTGTCTCTACTTTGAATTTAAATGTCGTAGGAATGTCCTCAACATCCATATTTAATACCTCTATCAACGGTTCAATATGTTCTGGTGATACCAATTTATCAAGTTCATCTATGATGAGGTTCTTGTTCTTTATAATTTGAAATACCACAATTTGACCTATCTCACTATATGCATCTTCTACACTCTCGGAGATAGCTGTAAATATCCTACTCCCTTGTTGGGCTAAGAACTGCGTTCCACTTGATGTGGCACGGGTTCCTGCACTTTTAGACTCGAAGCCCATCATTGCATCGGCAGATCCGGTTACTCGGTCTGCATATTCTTTGGTCATAAGTTCAGCTTGAAGTGTACCATAACCAAGGTCAGGGAACTTTATCGTCATAAAGTCTTCCAATGGATTATCAACAATGATGTGCTTTAATGGTCGAAATTCTTCATTTGGCCCCAATCCTGATCCTCTCCTGGAAACAAACATCTGTAGCATTGAGATATGCGTACCATCAATCCTCATGTTGTGCAGAGCATCAATTTCATCCTGGAGGTTTTCAACCATCCACCCTGTACCGATAGCATAAAGTTCGTCAGGTCGTTCAAAATAAGGCATCCTGACAATTGGCCTTATTCCAAGGGAATTGTACTCAACTCTTAAGAATGTTCCTGAAATAGGATCAATCCAAGCAATCATGTCTTCTTCGATTCCATTACCGTCTATATCCCAATAAAAGTAAACTTCATAAATATCGAAAACAGAAGCCTCAGAGGTTTTATTGAAATCTGTTCCACCTCTCTCAAGGGAGTCTTGTCTATTTTCATCAATTTCGTTAAAAGGTCCATTAAGAACAACATCTACATTACTAAAGATTCCAGACTTATCTCTCTCTTTAAGTTCGTGTTTCATGAAATGTATTTTGTGTGCAATCCATGGTGCTCTTTGTATATCAGAACCCCAATATGGTCTGGTGAGGAAATCCTCTAATCTGATCGGTATAAGATCCGGGGTGTTCTTAACTGTTTTTGTTATTGTTTCTGTTGCACCTGTTTCTGGATTTCTCCTTTTAATGTTCGATTTCTTAATAGTCCAGGGGATTTTTACAAATTCAGTTCCCAAAGATGCAAGATCGTATAAAATATTAGAATTCTTTTTTCTTATATTCATATGATTTGAACTCTCTGCCAAGGTGCTCAATAATTCCTCAAGAGCTTCTGCTTGGTCTGCTAAATTAGGATCATCAACAAGGACAGACCAAAAAGGAACTCTCCTCGAGAAGGTACTCTTTAAGAGAGCAAAAATACCATTAGCGTTAGTCATAGCAATAGGGACAGTAACATTGGAATTCATTGTCCACAGAGGAAGACCGTTTTGTCGTACATAAATAGTATGATCCTCGGGAACTTCAACACAATAAACTTTTCCTTCATAAGGGACATATTCAAATAAACACCTATCATGTCTAAGTCTGCTCTGTTTTGTATACCTCATCCCAACAGTATATCCAGTTCTTTTACCTGTTATTCTTCTCCCCTTTATCTTTCCACCTTCTACAGGTTCTCTCTTTGTTATAGATGCAGATATTCCTAACCTTATTG